GCTTCGGCTTTTCCAGCTGCATATACCCTTGGAAGTGAGGCGTTCCATTCTCTCCCTTTTCCAGTTGGAAAATGAAGTAACGAATGTCCGGAATGCACTGCATGATCACGTGAAACGTCTGAGCGTCCATAGTAGGATTATTCCAAGTAAACATGTAATACCGCTGACCCCTCCCAGTCTCTTTTTTGGCAGCAGCACCTACTGTCGGAACCAATTGTTGTCGTCCCACTCCCAATGATTCAAGCGTCCCTGCGGCCACGGCTTGTTCTCTACCTTCAACCACATCCGATGGGGACTCCACATAAAGTTGTTCGCTTCCGTCACTGGAATCGACATCCACGCCACCGGAATCTTCAAGAAGTTCCGTCGACGACCCTTCGGTGAAATATTCATCAACCACAGTTTGTCTATTCGACATGATCTAAAAAATCGAAAAACACACAATGATTTTGTGAAGCACAGTAAAAACTTTATTTTTTTTCGCTTCGCCGAACGAATTTTCTAAGAAACGGAAGCTCTCCGACAGCACTGCCGCAACGCCGCAACTACATCTCCGTGTAATATGCGCGGGAAGCGCAGAACACGGAGATAGGCACCGCCGTGCCAGCTCTCTCACCACCACATAGTAGAAAGAAATTGCTGCTAATCGTGCCAGCTATAGTAGGCGTAGCATTTCCAACCTTAACGGAAACTTCCTTACGCGGAGCAACACTGAATTTGAAGTACTTCCCCATGAAACCTATGCTGTTTGTTGCGGCAACCAAACTATCAGCTCCGACTCCCGACACGCCAAGCTGTAATTGGATGTCTTTCCAAATCCGGAAACGCCCAGTGTTATCCGCTACACGCATAAACGTATACATGTTCTCCGGAGTATTCCCCACATCCTGCAAGACATCCTCGCCCTGCGCCTGTGCACCATTCGGGCGGGTGTCCTCCACAAGTAGCAAACGCACATTCGTCGGTTGCGGGACATCGGGTTGGTCAGACAGCGACCCAGCTATCAATCGACCGCGTACACGCAACTTCTCCAGCTTGTACTTCTGCCCGTCGACCTGACCATAGCCCGATCCTATCGCCGTCGGGAGTAAACAAGAATCAGTGTAAGCCGCTGCAACACCACTTGTGTTCACATAAAAATCCGCTGGCACTTCTGAGTCAGCCCACGACGTGCCCGCAAACGTAACCGCGCTGCTAATCCCGACATCAAAGTATTTCGTCTCTCCCTTCCGATATGACCTCGCTGGGGTTCGTGTGGACTGCCCCTTGCGCCGTTTCACAACGCGCATCGCCCCTGGTGCGGGAACCATCTTCGACGATACGTAAATCTCCTTCCTCTTGCCTGGCATAAATGATGATAAAAAAATCACAAAAAAGCAGACTGGTTAAGAGAGGCTCCTACGCTCGAAAAGTTGGCACGTATCCATGAGGTCCATGCCTGCACTTTTCTATGAACGCGGAGGGCCTCCGAGGGATAACTCCGGCTGTTCCAAATCGGGACGTGGCACGCAAACTCCAATAATATAGTGCGGAGTTTGCGTTGTGCCACCCACCGGAGTCTTAGTTGTCATAAGTGGCAACGCTTCGCAATGTTCCAGCCTCCGCCTCCCGGCTCCGGCCTCCACTACGAGATTAGCGAGAATGTATAGGTGGAAATCAAGTTTATTCAAAGATAAGGCTTTTTAATAGCAGCGGACAAGTCAAAAGATTCATATCCGTACCTCTCAGGCTCACAGAAGAAAAGTCTTATCTCTTCCGCAGTATTCAGCGTCATAGTAGGTGAATGGTCCGTAGTCGGATCGGACCAAATAACCACTTGCTGAAACCTCCTTGCAAGAGCAGGAAGTTGGTCCTTGCGCCCCGCCCACCCGTACCAGTTGTGCGGATGAATGTTTGTCGTCACAATATTCCTTTTTGCCTTGTAATACGCCGAGCCCCCCTTCGTCTCGATAATGTGACGGTACCCGTCCAAGCACTGCAGAACGTTAGTCAACTCCATTTTGGACATGGCTCCGGCGAAGTCATCCCATATCACCACTTCCTCTCCTGCATAATAATCAAACCACTTGTTTGGCGGCTTCTTAAAAGCATCCTGGTTCTCACTCAGTGCCTTGTAAGTCTTGCCAACGTTAGTTGGGCCAATATACAGCGAGTTGTACACCTCACGCCTCCATGGAGTTTCTTCTGTCATCTTCACAAGGGATTGAAATCCCTTGTTGTAGAGGACCCACAAGCTCGGAGCCTCACGGCACACACGCTTCAAATCGGTCTTACCCTCAACCAGTTCTTGAGCAAGTCGCTTCATTCCACTTTTTGCACGAGGCATCGTAGGCTCTCCATGTACCCATGGACCCGCCACACGTGTGTCGTCCTTGCTGCAATACTTGATGCATTCAGACACGTTATCGTCAACCGGCTTGAGCGCTAAGTAAATATTCCTCATCTTCTGCAACCAGTTGTGAAGCGTAGTCATACGCTTCGGCTTTTCCAGCTGCATATACCCTTGGAAGTGAGGCGTTCCATTCTCTCCCTTTTCCAGTTGGAAAATGAAGTAACGAATGTCCGGAATGCACTGCATGATCACGTGAAACGTCTG